TGTTATATGATCCCAACCCATATTAAAGCATTTAAAATTAATAGGTATTGATGGTGGTAAACAGCCTATATTAAGAGAAGAAGGGTTAAACAGTATGGGTGTTGAGAATTGATTAAAAAATCCAATGGATTTTATATAGAAATAATTACTATCAACTAATAGATCACACTCAAAAGTGTGTGTGAGTGTTGTTGTAGTTTTTTTAATATTATCTACTATGACTGTTTCATTCATAAGTATTTGTAGATAATGTACACATTTATCGCCACTCAAACTATCCCATGAAAATTCTAATGTTTGTTTTTTCCCACCATCACTACATCCGATAAACTTTATTTTTGGACTATTTGGAGGGTTTACCTTTTTATTTTTACATAAAGGGTTGGGTTTAGGTGGTTCGGGTGGGCCAGGCGGATTGAAATGTGGATGATCATTAGGGCTAGCAGAACATGTTACATTACATCCAAATCTAGGTACATTGATTCTACCAACTCCTCCAGCCAATCCCTGATTTTTTGGCGCAGGAGCTAATATCACTTGATTTATGGTAATATCACGAGCATAATAACAATTGCATTCTTTTGCTTCATCTGAAGCTGTTACAGGATCGACGCCATTAATACATCTCCATCCGTTTGGATATCCATCCACGCCAAATCCAGTCTGTACACGGCGATTAACATATCGTTGTATATAGTTTCTTCGACCTAATATGCTTGCAGATCCTTGCATTTTAAGTCCGGTTTGATTTGTTTTCGTTCTCATTCTTGCGTTACTTACCTTTCTTGGAACATATCCACTCATTTATACTAAATAGTCAGATTATATATCCACTGTAGTGCGCACTAATTTCAATTTCGAGTTAGTGCGTATTTTTTAGTTCTTTTTTATCCGTAACTTAATTTAGAATTGGTGCCTCAGGGTCATGAGTTATCACCGCATAAATTTTAGTGGATGGAATTATTGTATGAGTTGTACCTTGTACATCTACCATATTGAAACCATAATCGTAACTTGTTTCCAATACAATAGATTCATTTTTTATAAATATATCAGGAAATAATCTATTATTCGCAGAGGCATATTGATCTAATATATTTGGAGGACTACCTAAACTAACAGCGGGTACTTCATTAATTCTCGCTGTCCATGAGTCTAATATTTCTCCGCTATATAATCCTTCTATTTGAGATATTTGCGGTTGCAATAACACGCGAACATCTGCTTTTGTTAAAGTTGCTTCTAGAATATCGGCATCGGTAGGTCCAGGAGTAGGTAAGGTATTATTGGGACCTTCCCACCCAACAAGCTGAGCTAAATTTGGATCATCTGTCACACTAAGAGTTGGTTCCACTGCGCCTATTATATTGACACTGCTTGTCATTAGACCATTTGAGTCTATTTTCAATATTAGTTCTGATGTAAAGGTTCCTACAGCAATATTTGAAATATTATTTGCACTTATAGTACCAGAATTCATTTTAACCCCTTCTTCAGATGTTGCTGGTAAGTTGTAAGATATATTATAATTAGGATCGGATTTATTTATTATGCTTGATTTCAACTGTAAACTTTTGCCAATTTTTTCTATACTTTTATTTAAATTAGCTGTAATATCTATAAAATATGTCGAAGTTATCATTTCATAATCTGTTTTTGTAATAGTAATTGTTAATGACGCTGTACTTATATTATCATGGATATCTGTCGCAGTTACTAAAATATTATCAGAGGTTGATCCACTGTTATAATTTTGTTCATCATATACTTTTCCAAACGCATATTGTGAGCTATTATTTTGCGGAGGGGGCAATATAGCATATGCAGGAACCCCTTCTATAAATTTCTCTCTTGCTACTAATATGTCCCAACCAGGTTTTGTTGATGAACCATCACTTTTAAAATAAAATCTAACATATCTTGTATTAATTTTATACCATTGATTAATCCACCCGCTATTATTTTTTCCTTTACTATCCGTACCGGACGATGAAGGCAATATCCATCCCCCGTTATTTTCACTAAAACTAGTACCCCATAATGAAGAAGGACTAGAATTAGATGAAGCATATAAGTGTTGAGATAAGGAAGAAGTGGTTGTTGATAAATTGCCTGATGACGTAGATAAACCTGATATTGAATTGGAACATGTTATACCTAATCTGTCATACATAGAATATGATGTATGCTCAAACTCAAAAGATCTAATATTTATGTGTATATAGTTATGAAGCCCTGCGTCATAAGTTATATGTCTAGAATGACTTGTTGAATAATCACTACTTAAACCTCCATCATCTGCGAATTGTTTATATCCATCCCCCAATACTATTGGACTAGGGTCATTTCCGATGTCAAAATCGCTAGTTAATTCATTTGTACCATCTTGAGAAGAATTTTGTAAAACATACCCTTCTACTATTTCTGAAAAATTTTGTAATAATTCTGATTGCGACGATGTTATTGTATGGGGTGTAATGCCACTAACAGCGACTGATTTAATGCTGGTATTATCTGTAACATTAAGTATAAACTCTACAGTTTGATTTGATGTTTCTTTTGTCAAATTAACTTGATTGGTATTAACAATAAAAGATGTAATATTAGGAGCTTCTGTATCTGTTTTAATAACTGTTAAATTTAAACTTCTTGTTGCACTATTACCTTCCGCATCAGAAACCGTAACTACTTTTGTTATTGAATGACTACCAAAATTATAATTATTATAATCAAATATTTCTGATAAAATACTTGTATTGCCATTTGTTGAAACCAATGACGCACCTGGTATTTCAATAGTATTAATAGAAACATTATCTGTACAAGATACCGTATAATTAACATTTGATGGAGAATCTTTTATAAGATTTATGGTAGTTTTATCTGCTGAAAAAGAAGAAATGTTAGGTGGTTCTGTATCTGTTTTAATAATTTTAATATCAATAGTCTTGGTACTGACATTATTACCTCTGTCAATAGCAGTCAATGTAAGTCTGTCTGTAAAGGTACCATAAGAATAGTTCGAATAAGAATATGTCTTTGTGAAAATATAAATATTTCCATTATTATTTGCTAATAAGGCGAGTGGTGTCAGTGTTACTGAGTCAATTGTGCCATTATCTGTTACATCTGCCGTAAAGGTTACTGATTGAGACTGAGATCCATGCGATAGATTAACGGTATTTATATTTGATTTCAAACTATTAATAGATGGACGAATAAAATCATCATCTATTAATAGCATTGGTGCAATATCTAAAATCCAACCGGACCTCGCAATAGAGCTATCTGAAAAAAAATAAAATCTTATATATCTTGTTTTAATTTCCAACCACTGATTTGTTATTTTTCCTATCATTTCATGACTTGTTGGAAATGTCCACCCGTAAAAATCTGATATTTTTTTGTTAGACCCGGCTGTTTCCGGTTCTCCGGTGGTTTGCCATAAAAATTGTGATAATTCTGGTGATATTTCAGGATTTAAAAAATTTTTGTTTAGGTTTTCTATTTCATCGTCTGCTGTTATAACAAGTCTATCCCATAAATATGTTCCGTCTCTGGAGTGTTCAAAATTGAAACTAGAAATATTTATTGCAATTCGATTATTTTTTCCTGAATTAAATGTTATCGAATATGTATTAATATAATTTGAATAATCTCTTTCTTCACCGCCATCATCCGTAAATCTTATATATCCTTTAAGGCTTTCTAAGTCAATTACTTGACCATTAAATTTTCGATCGAGAGCTATATCCATCATTTTTTCTTCATTTTGAATATAATAACTCATTTATATATTTACATTAGGTAATAGTTTATTTTTAAATTATTAAATTAAACTATTTATGTACTTATTTAACTTTGTTTAACTACTCCATATACATTCGTCGAAGAAACTATAGTTTTGTCAACATCATCCACATCCTTGATTTTTATTGAGTACGACAATGGTTCCGCGGCAACAATCATATCACCTTCTTCAAAGATATCCTGTCCTCGTCTGGTATTGAATGCAGCATGTTTTGCAAGTACATTTTCATTCGAATTTGCCACCGCAGTGATGCTCATCGACCAAGAACTAATTTGATTAGCATTAGAACCTGTGTATAATGCGGCAATGGAAGCCCGCTCGTTAGCAAAATGCGTATTCAGAGCCGATGCTGACAATGAAGCAGAAAGAGTATCAGCCGTGGTTGCAGAAGGATCCGCTGGCGTTGATGTGTCCCAATATGCTACCTGCGCTTTATTTGCATTATCAACAATTGACTCTGTCAGCGTAGCACCTGTAATACTAACCGAAACGTTTTCAAACACCCCTTGATTGCTAATACCTATAGCCATGTTCACAGCAAATTCCCTGTTGGCCTTAGCGCCGACGGTGTCCTTCGCTGTAACGGTGCCCGCTTTTATCGACGAACTACCAGTTAAACTACCAGTTGGTAGATAAAGTACGGGAGATGTAGCGTTTGCACTGTCGATTGTGAATCCAGTCAGCGAGTAACCGTCATCCTCCCCACTTGAAGCACTGCTTCCTGTGTACGTGATCTTCCCGTTAATATCATAAGTAGCCATTATATAGTACGGAGCTGTAAATGTTCCTTGATTCGCGCCGGCCACACGATCAGTTTCTTTTTTCGCGAAGTTAATGGTTTTAGCCTTGAGCGTTTCGGACATGTCCGTAGTGCCAGTCATGGTGGCAGTCAAACTACCTGGTAACTTAAATCCTGTTTTACTCATTATAATATATATAATTATTTAAATTGATACATAAAAAATAATTCTGAACGCGTTTAACAATCATTTTCCTTAATTATTAGTTTTACTCTTTTTTTTCTTGATTTGCACGCATCATCATGGTTATTATCCTTTAATTTAATTTCTATTTTCCCATCTAGTAAAAGCATTTTACATCCTGAAGGATGTGCTAAATAAGAAACATGTCTTTGCATTTTTCTTCTCGTTTTTCTTCTTTTTCTAGTTTTACTTGATTTGCACGCATCATCGTGGTTATTATCCTTTAATTTAATTTCTATTTTCCCATCTAGTAAAAGCATTTTACATCCTGAAGGATGTGCTAAATAAGCAACATGTCTTTGTATTTTTCTTCTCGTTTTTCTTCTTTTTCTCGTTTTTCTTGATTTGCATGCATCATGGTTATTATCCTTTAATTTAATTTCTATTTTCCCATCTAGTAAAAGCATTTTACATCCTGAAGGATGTGCTAAATAAGAAACATGTCTTTGCA